ATTTCACTTTACCCATGATATATACTTATTAAATGATGAATACCTGTCTATAGGTAACGCCCATAGACTGACTGTTCATCCGGTGGTAGATCAAATTCTTGCTTAGCCCATTTATCCACATCATAGCCAGTTCCAGACATATCCGGTGGATTATCACCACCGGGAAGTCTTCCGAATTGCTTGGAATCGGTTGTTTCGTCGTCCAAGTATTTTTCTTCTGGAGCATTTGGTTGATAGCTGTAGTCGAATCTCTTAGCAGTAAGTTTCCAAACATAATGACCACCCATATAATCAACGGGTTTAATTTTATCATCTTTATCGGTAACTTCCCATACCATCGGAGATTGACCCAATGGTCTATCACATGATTGATCATCAATCATAAATAAATCTCCCGCAAGAGGAGCGGTAATCCCATCTGGTGGCCCCCACACTCTAGAAAATTCAGAGATAGGCACATAAATGGTAATATCTGCATCGCTCATAATACCGAACTTGGTTAAGAAAGTAGTATAAGATGTGAAATCGATAACTGCTTTCATTTTACGAGAATAATGATATCCACTTATTGGGTCTTCTCCATATAAGAAATCATATGTATTGAAATTAAATTTAACGGGTTGATAACTTACAACTTGCCCGAATTGGTTGGCATAAGATTCAATAAAATTACGATGAATCTCTTTTAATTGATTTGCCGTATCTCCACAGCTTGGCACATATGGATTCGGAGTAACCTGATCAGGAGAAACGGAAGGAATTCCCGTCTGTGAGTTCGAAGACGGGTTAAATGAAAAACCAGATTGCGGGTTAAATGAGAAGGCGGAATCTCCGTAAGCCATACTGATATTTATAAATATTACCAATGGACACTTATAATTTCAATTTCGAAATTACAAAAAATTTAAAAATGTTTGAATCGGTTTTTGATGATGTTATCATCAAGCGATTTGATAATGTTACCGGAACACCTAAAGACGCAATTAAGGTTAACTATCTCTATGGGCCTAAATCTAGAATCTTAAACGATTTGGTCAACAAACCAGATACTATTAAATTTCCAGCCGTAGCGGTAACATGCACAGGTATGGGACGTGACGCTGATCGTGTAATGAATAAATTACAGGATATCATATATCAAGACCCTGTTACCAAGGGATATGTCAATCTTCGTGCTATTCCGTGGAATATCAATTTACAAATGACCATTATGACCAAATACCAAATGGATTTGGATCAGATTATGCAGAATTTTGCGGTATATACTAACCCATATATAGTATATTCATGGAGAGAACCTAAAAGCGGAAGAGAAATACGTGTAGAAGTAGAATGGGATGGACAGATGAGCATTGATTATCCCGGTGGAACATCCGATCTACCCGCTAATATGCCATTTCGCGTTATGGCAACAACTAACTTCACTATTAAAACATGGTTATATAGAACTACTTTAACTCCTGTTAAACCGATTTGTTTTATTTACGAAGATATCGTCGTAACGGATAATTTCTACTGTGATTATGATACCTTGACCGCACACACATCGGCAAGTAGTATGAAAGATTCGTATATATTAAAAGGTAAACCAACTCTTCGATTTGTCAAACCATATGATATTGAAATTAACACTACTCCTCGTATAACATTACAGGGAAGCGGATTTAATAATACTTTTGCAGTGATTGTTTCGGCAAATAATCCGCATATGTTTAGAAACACTAATTATGTATTAACTTCTTCTAATTTCAGTTTTAATGGACAGATAGTGCCGAATTTCAGTGTCGATGCCGATAACCAATTATCTTTTTATCCGCCTGCTCCATCGGCAACCGGAAAATTTGATATTATCGCTATTAATCCATGCGGTTATGGACAACTCACTATTGATTGTGATAGAACCGGGAGAGATCATAATCCATATTCTCCATCAAGCCCATATTATAATACATGGGAAACTCTCCAATATCCATATTTAAGTGGCATCAATGTGTATGGTAGTAATTTTATTCCATGCACCGGAGGACCGATCCCTTCCTTGATTCCTCCTTTCATTATAACAGAGGATCAAGGTTATTATGTAATAACCGAAGATGGTCTTTTTGTAATAGGAGAATAAATATTTTAAATGTCCCTCACCGCCTTAAAGTTATCTGAATTTACCATCAGCGATACAATTACTGATAATAGCTTTTTCTCATTTATTAATTTTGGGGATCATACTAATTATATTGTAGGATTATCTACTATTAGTAATCATTTCGATATTCCTGCTTTACAAGGAACAACTACAACAGTGGGTGCAAATTCTGCAAATTGGAATTATCAAGGAACCGATGTTAAAGTTCTTACTGGAAATTGGCAATCAGCATATACCTCTTTTAATTCTCAATCAGCAAATAATAGTTCTGTTTTCGGAAATGTTAATAGTTTATCTGCAAATTGGAATAGTAATTATTCCCAATACAATTCCAATAGTGCATTATTTTTTGATACTAGAACAACCGTAAATTCTCACAGTGGTTTATGGGGAACAGGTGGGACATTTGATGGAACAGTTGTAATATCAAATTCTGCAAATTGGAACAGTGTTTATTCTGCATATAACAGTAATAGCGCATCGTTCGTATCTAATTTTACAACCGTTCAATCGCATTCAGCCGCATGGGGAACCGGGGGCGGGGGGAGCGTGGTGGATATCAACGGAACAACGAATCAAGTTTCGATTTCTTCAAATGCAGGAATTTATAATGTTTCATTACCTAATGCTATCAGTGTATCTGCACTATCCGCATCTACTTTATTTTTAAAAGACAGTAAACTCACATTTAATAGTCCAACAAATGCATTTTCCATGCTCAAAGGAAGTGGTGCAACTGTTGACGTAAGATTAGGTGATGATAGCGATTATGGGACTATCCGCGCTAAAAACTGCGCATTTGGATTAGGCGGACTTTATACTACCAATGGATTAATTGGAATTATACCACAATTCGGTGAAGTTGATTTAGGTGATACAGCAGGTCAACATAACAGCACATATATTCAAATTCTTGATAATGCGCAACAAATAAGTTTACAATGTGCTACAGGAATTACTATTGGAACATATACTATTCCAACTACTGATGGAAGTCTTAATAATACTTTAATAACTGATGGAGCGGGTCATGTTTCTTGGGGTGCTGTGTCACTTTCCACAACAACCGGAACATTAGCAGCAAACAAGGGAGGAACGGGAAATTCTATTTTTTCCCAAGGTGATATGCTTTATGCAACATCTTCATCTGCTATTACTAGATTAGCAAAAAATACAACTGCAACCCGTTATTTAGCAAATACAGGGACAAACAATAATCCAGCATGGGATCAAATCGCATTAACTACAGGCGTAACGGGTATATTACCAACAGCCAATGGTGGAACCGGAATCAATAACACTTCAAATTCTGTGCAAGGATGGTTATCAAATCCTTCTGTTGGATCATTAGGAACATCTTGTGGTGTTCCAATTTCTGATTATAGTTCACGTTCAGTTTCTTCAGCTACAGGAACTATTTTATCAACAGATTCTATTATATTAGTTGATAGTAGTGGTCAATCTGTAGTGTTAACACTTCCTTCCGCTACTGGACTCGCAGGCCGTTCATTCCTGATTATTGACAAAACAGGTAGTGCTAGCACTAATGCAATTAGTATTAAGACCTCTTCTTCTAGTGTATTAATTAACGGAAATGACGGATCAGGTATCCCGGCAGTTATTGATGAAAGTTATGGTTCAGTATGGTTAATAACTGATGGATCGAATTGGGTAACTTTACCAACTCATTCTCGTATAGTTAATACAGATACGATCACAGTTGATAGACAAGGAACAGGAACGGATGGGACTGTTATTACTGTTAATACACAAGATTCTATTACGAGTGATTCAAGTGGAATTAAATTACAAGGTGACTCTGCATCTCCCGGTAACAGTAAATTATATGGAACCAATGCAAGCGGAACTAAAGGATGGTATGATCAACCCGTTGTCATCCAGAGCACAGCAAGCGGTTCAACTTGGGCCTTGACTTTCCAAGACAGTGATCAAGAAATAGATTGCACAACTTCAGCAAGCACAACTATTACGTCTAGTGGGTATGCAACCGGACGAAGAATTAGATTATTCATCATACCTGATACTGTGGATAGAGCATTGAGCTTACCTGCATGGACTTGGTTAGAAGGGACTCCAACACAAGTTACAGCAAACAAACATATGCAAATCGATCTTTATTGCCGCAGCACTACCGCAGGAAGTGTTTATGCTACCTATGCTTCGGAGACATAATTATGAGTAGTTTATTAGCAGCAGCACATCGTAGAAATTCTAGTCGAACCGATCCCCTTGCGGAGTTGGATTGGTTCGCGCGGTTTGAAACCCTGGACAACAATGGCAACCCGATTGGGGCATACTCCAACACGGGAGCCACAACGCCTGCCACCAATGGGGATCTTGTGGCGGCGCTCAAGGATGAGCTGAGTCCCGGCGGCGTGGTCATCACCCAGTCTGACAGCAGCCTGCGCCCGTCCTATTCCACGGACAACGGATTCCCGGAAATCGTCAGCCCCGGCGCAAAAGCCATCGGCGGGGCCATCACCGCCACGCAGCCCATCACCATTTTCGCCATCGTGCAGTGGGATTCCGTTCCCGCCAGCTTCCAGACCTTCTATGATGGCGGATCGTTGAACGTCTTCCTCATGCGGGCGGACAACGGCCCGGTCATGGAGATTTATACGGGCGGCGCACTCACCATGACTCCATCGATTGTCGCCGGGCAATATTATCTCGCCACCGTTTGGCTGGATTCCGCAAATGCCGCAATGTTCTTCAGCGGTGTTCCGGTAAGCTCTTCCTCGTCGATGGGCACCAATGGCTTCACTGACTTCGCCATGTTCTCCGCCGACATCGCGGGCAGTCATCCCATGATCGGCAGAATGCGCGCGCTGGGCTTCGCACAGGGCCGCGTCAATGTAGCAGATCGTCAGGTATGCGAAACCTACCTGTCGAACAAATACGCGGGCATTGGTTTGAGCACCTATGTGGACACCGGATCGCAACCCATCGGGCGCGGATTCACGAACGTCCATTTCACCGGAAACTCATTCATTGCCGACACCTATGTGAGCTTGGCCGACCGTGTTCCACAGCAGACCCTTCTGACATTGGGAGTGGCCAGTTATGCTGGCTACTACAACATTGCACAAAACGGCCAATACACCAGCCAGATGATTCCTTCGATCCCGTCGCAGGTGACGCCCTTCTTCGAGCCTGCGGCGGTTCGCAACGTGCTGTTTTTCTTCGAAGGCATCAACGAGATCAACGTCAACGTCAAGACCGGAGTTCAGGCGGAAGCCATCGGAAGAACGTATGTGGCCGACTGTCAGGGACAAGGATTTCTTGTGGGAAGTGCG